ACTGGCAATGCACTGTGTAAAAGAAATTCCGTCTTTGAGAGTAATACAGTTAAATACAGATGGAATTATGGTAAGTCTGGACAATGCAGATGAACCAAAGTGGGAAGAGATCACGCAGGAATGGCAGGACAGAACAGGCTTTGAACTGGAAGAGGACTTCATAAAGAAAATCGTTCAGCGTGATGTAAACAATTACGTTGAGGTTCCTACAGAAGGTAATCCGAAGGTTAAAGGCGGTGACTTGGTAAGAGGGATTCTTACCAATGCAAACATAGACTTTACAGCTATGGGATTCCATGCGTGGGACAACCTTTCTGGCGGTGCTTTCAAGATAAACAACAATGCACGAGTAATCAGTAAAGCTATCATTGATTATTTTGTAAAAGGCACTCCGCCCGAAGAGACAATAGCCAATACTAACGATGTTTTGGAATATCAGATCATCAGCAAAGTAGGAAGTAAGTATACAAGGTGTCTGCATGAGGTTGGAAATACGATGCAGGAAGTTCAAAAAGTTAATCGTGTATATGCAACAAACGATTTGTCATACGGAACACTTTATAAAATCCATGCTGTAACAGGCAGCAGAACAAAAGTTCCTTCTCTTCCGAAGCACTGCATTGTTGATAACAACAACGAATTGACGATTGATGCGGTCAACAAAGACTGGTACTTAAAAGTAGCAAAAGAAAAAATCAGAAAATTTCTAGGTATCAAAGCACCTAGGAAGAATACACGGAGAATCAATTCTCTGAAAAAAGACTGCCTAAGTTTGTTTGATTAAGGAGGACAAAAGAAATGGCAAACATTTACAAGGACATGAATGTACGACAGAAGTTGGCAAAGGCAAGACTGTATTTTCTCAACAAGAAGGTACAGAAGTCTGGAAAGAACATGAAACTTGAGTTCAAGTACTTTGAGCTTGAGGATATTGTTCCTCCCGCAATCCGTATTTTTGCAAGCGTAGGACTTGTGACAGAGACGGACATTAACGAGACTACAGCAAGCATGAAGGTCTATAACGCAGACAACCCGGACGAAGCACCTCTTGTGTTTTCTGTTCCATTCCGTGAGAATGACCCGATTATTTCAAAGTCTGGTGCAATCGTAACGAATAAGTTACAGACAGTTGGAATGTCAATTACCTATCTCAGGCGTTATCTCTGGATGACCGTTCTTGACATTACGGAACCTGATGAAGTAGACGCTACTCTCGGTGAAACAGAGACAGAGGAACCGGAAGAGATCACCCCTCCGAATGTGGAAAAGGCAGAGAAAGCGAAGAAGGAGACTGCTAAGAAGTCCACTCCTGCTACAGCAGAAGACAGGAAGAAAGCAAAGATCAAGCTGACCGGAGCAGACGAGCAGGCAGATGATTTGCAGATTAAGGCACTCAAGGCAGCTTGCAAGGAGCTTATGAGCAAGGATGAGTCGCAGGAAGAGTTTGTGCAGACAATCGCTATGAAGACCGAAGGAATGACAAAGGTAACACGTTCTCAGTGCGAACAGCTTGTGAACAAGATCAACGAAATGCTTGCACAGTATAAGGAGTGATTTACATGATGGACGTTTCTAAAGAGTACAGCAAAGACCCTGTAAACCATCCATCACACTATGAGACAGGAAAGTTTGAGTGCATAGACGTTATGGCAGAAGCACTCGGAACAGAAGTAGTAAAAGGCTTCTGCCTTGGAAATGCTTTCAAATATCTGTATCGCTGTATGAGAAAGAACGGGATGGAAGACGTAAAGAAAGCAAGCTGGTATATCAACAAGTTTATTGAACTGGAGGAAAAGGATAATGCGTAAGTGGAAGAGACTGATTGCGAAAAACGCTATGAAAGCTGCCGGACTCAGGCAGATTTGCAAGAAGATCGGCGGGAGCAGCTACTTCTCTAAACATTGGAGGGAGTACGTATGAAGTGGAATGACGATGGAACTATCACGGTAGTTCCTCCAAAGAAGCCAAAGAAGATTACCGGAACACGATTTGCCGCAATCATGGGACTTAACAAGTGGAACACTCCCTTCTCTGCTTGGTGTGCTATTACTCGGACTTATGAGGAACCGTTTGTAGACACTATCTATACCAGAGCAGGAAAAGCCATTGAGCCGAAACAGGCAGACTTCATGAAGCACAGCTACTTCATGACAAACCTTGTTACTCCTACAGATAAGTACGGAAAAGACTACTTCAAAAAGACGTGGGGAGACTTCTTTCCAGAAGATAAGATGCTCGGCGGCATGTGGGACTTCATTCTTGTAGACAAAGACGGAAAGCCTACAACCGTTCTGGAAATGAAAACCACAAAACGTTCAGAAGATTGGCTTGAAGATGTCCCGGAATACTACGCTTTACAGGCAGCTCTCTACGCTTATCTTCTTGGTGTGGATGATGTAATTATGGTTTGTTCCTTCTTGGATGAATCTGATTACGATAACCCGGAGGACTACAAGTGCACGGCAGAAAACACGATTGTAAGACCATTTAAGCTGTCAGAGCGTTATCCGAATATGGCAAAGACTGTATCGGAAGTTCGTAAGTGGTGGAAGAATCACGTTGATACTGGCATATCTCCAAAGTATGATGAAAAGGCAGATGCGGAAATTCTGAAAGTTCTTAGAGACAATAATCTTTCTCCAACTTCTGACATTGAAGCGATGCTCACAGAAGCAGAAGAATTGACAGAAAAGATTGAAGAAAACTCTGCTAAAGTTGCTGACGACGAAAAGCGGTTAAAGACTCTGAAAGAGCTTATCAAAGAAGCAGAGCAGAGCAAGTTTAAGCCGGGAGACAAGACAGTAACACTTCACGGTAAGCATTATGACTTTGTAACTTCTGTGTCTGTTAGCAACAAAGAAAAGGTTGACACAAAACAGATGCAGAAGGACGGAGTATACGACAAGTATGTAACTGTAGAGCCTACAGAGACATATAGATTTTCAGTAAAGAAAATTAAGGAGGACTAATACAATGGCTAAGATCAGACTTACAGGTGGTTTCAAACCTCTCCCGGAGGGGACGTACATTTTCAAGGTTTCAAAGGTGGAGTACAAAGAGGACTTTGGAAAAATGACTGTTACCTTTGAAACAAAGGACGGAAAGAAGCTCACAGAGAGATACAATCTGCTGAACAGTGATGGTTCTGTAAATGACGGAGCTATGGCAGCTTTCTCTGCTATGGCAGAAGCAGTTCTGGATGTTTCTACAGGGACAGAGATTGACGAACAGGATTTACTCGGAAAGTATCTCAAGTCTAATGTTGTTCACAATGAAGATGCAAAGGGCAATACCTATGCTCACCTCGGATACGAGAAAGAGCACGTAGAAGGATTTGACGAAGATACAGAGGAAGAGTCCGCAGCGGATGAATCTCCGGTAGAGAAGAAGAACTTTGACTTGAGGGACATTCTCGGCTAATCAAATAACGTTGGAGAGTTTCTTTGCAAAACTCTCCAATGCTTTTATAAAAAGGAGTGTGAATTATGAGTATTGTATCAGTATTGGCAAGTATCGTTCTTGGACTGCTTGCACTAATTCTGGCAGTTGTACTGTTTTTCGTGGTTTGCGTTGCGATTGCTACAGCTGCAAGCGTTATGAAAGACCACAAGGATAAGGAGCAGGACGGATGTTAGGAGAAGTTCTATGTCTGTCCACTAAAGAAGCTATAGATTTTCTTCTTCCTAGGCACTATTCCGGGAGAATCCCGTCTATCACATATGCGTTCGGATGGAAAGTGTATGGGAAATTACAAGCAGTATGCACATTTGGGAAACCGGCTTCACCTTATCTTTGCAAGGGAATATGCGGAGAACAATACAAAAAAAAACGTCTACGAATTGAACAGACTATGCAGAGAAGAAGATTTTAGACTTCCATTATCTGAATTTGTAGGAGCTTGTCTGAGAAGATTAAGACCACTCAATATCATAGTTGTTTCTTACTCAGATACAGCAATGCACCACAACGGATATATTTATCAGGCTTGCAATTTCATTTATACGGGACAGACAAAAAGCAGAACAGACATTTATTGTGGAAAGAATAAACATTCTAGGCATTATACACAAGAGGAAAGAAGCAACCCTATACGTGTAGTAAGAAGTGCAAAGAACAGATATGTGTACTTTTGTACGCTAGATAAGCACTTGAAAAAGAAGTGGAAAGAAGCATTAAATTATCCGATTCTGCCGTATCCAAAAGAACAAAATCAAAACTATGTACTCGGAACATACATCAAACCTACGTTGATAAACACTAAAACAGGAGAAACATTTTATGAAGTATAAAGTACATGACGGCGGTTATCCGCTGAAAAGAGCACATTTCGATGATGCAGGAATTGACATTCGCACCCCGGAAGAGTTCACGCTTGAATCAGGTAAGTCAATCGTAATTGACACGAAAGTAGCAGTACAAATTCCTATTGGCTACTTTGGAAAACTTGAGTCGAAGTCTGGACTCAACGTAAACCATTGCATAATCACTGCAGGCGGTGTAGTAGACAGCGGATTCAGAGGAACAATTAAGGTAAGACTTTATAACTTTGGAGACGAAGCGTACACGTTCCAGAAGGGAGACAAGATCACACAGCTTGTTCTTATTCCAGTACTGCTTGCTGACTTGGAACAGGTAGACGAGCTTGACCCTTCCGAAAGTGGAAGAAATGCTAGTGGATGGGGAAGTACGGGGAGGTAACTGCTATGTCAAACAAAAAAAAATACTGAAAAGCCTATGAGTCCTACAGAAAAACGCAGAATGATTTATGAGATTCAGACTCTAGGAAAGAAACTGCTTGCCGTGAACGGCGGTAAGGATATTCCTATCACTTGTGAAGACGGACGTGGGAAGACGGACGTGGGAAGGAGCTTATCAGTGGCAGGGAGTGACTATAACTATCAGCTATTGGCTAATGCCATTATAGAGCAAGCAGCAGATGATTATTTTAATCTGATAGCAGGATTTGCAAAGACATATAACGAAAAAGACAGGAAAGCACAAATTTCATCTCTGCAAAGATTCTTCCTGTCTGACTGGTACAGTCTATTAACAAAGGTGGATGAAGCATATCTTATGAGAAAGCTCAATGAGAAAGCAGAAACAATGGTAATTGTTTACACAGTAGCACACGAGAAGGGAAGTCCTCTCTGGTATGTGTGCAAACCGGGAGAAGAGAATGTTCCTCTGTCTCCTAGATGGAAAACAAAGAAAAGAGCACTCCGCAAAGCTGCGGAAATGCAGGGACTTGACTTGAGAGACTATATGAGAGTCAGAAAGCGTGATGGTATTGATTAAAGTTGAACACATTCAAGTATGGGGATTTGAACACGCTATCCGTGGCATGAGAAACCCAATGAATAGTTGGGATAAATCAGATTCTCATAAGTGCGAATGGGAACTTACAGAAGATTGTGATAAGTGCAATAAGCTAAGTTCTGATAATACAGGAGAATGTCTGTCAGACAGGGAATTTTACTGCATAGGACAGAAAGACTTGGAACTTATGCAGAAGCTCTTTAAGGCAGGAACAGAACATAGAAAATATCTCAGACAGATATTTGTGTCAATGGACATTGTAGCGCCGCTGTACTGGTGGAAAGAGTTTGACACCTATAAGGTTGGAACCGTGGCTAATTCTTGCTCTACCATGCACAAATTGACTGCGAAGCCGTTTGAAATAACGGACTTTTCTTGCGACAAACTTGGCAATGAATCAAATGCCGTTCTTCAAACAATCGTCAATCAGTTGAATAGAAACAGAGCAAATTATCTGGAAAGTAAGGAAAAATTCTTTTGGTGGCAGATGATTCAGCTTCTTCCAGAATCTTATAATCAGCGAAGAACTATTACAATGAACTACGAGAATGTATTTACGATCATTAAGCAACGCACAGGACACAAGCTAGACGAATGGAATACGTTTGTCAGAGTCCTAAAGACTCTGCCGTATGTAAAGGACATTGCAGGATATGAAGAATAACTATGTGATAGACAAAGTTCCGTTTGACAAACTGGACGTACAGAGTCGGAGCAAATACGGGAAAGTCTGGTACTGCCATCTCATAGGCTATCCGAACATTCCGGTAGGCGGTTCAATCGGTTCTAAGAAACACGCACAGATGGTGTGTGATGTTAGAAATCTAAAATTTCATTCCAGATTGAACGATCAAATGAAGTAGTCTAACAAATTTAATCTTACTATACTAAGATTGCATATTGACAATCTCAGTATAGTAAGATAAACTATAGTTGTTTACAAGGTGAAACACATGAAGAAAGTAGCAGATTTCAGTACATACAAACACCTACAGAAGATGTCCTTTGCGGATTTTAACAGGTGGGTAATTAGTGTATACAAGTCAGGATATGCCGATGGAGCAGATACAGAATCCGAAAAGTACGGTGAAAATCCTCTGGTATTAGACGAAGACTCTCTGTATGACATTCTTGTTTCTGTTCCCGGAATCGGAAACAAACTTGCAAACAAAATTATAGACAGGATGGTGGAATTAAGTGAAACTCAAGAGAAGTGACGTGTACATTCTTCATAACAGAGAAGATCATAAGAAAGAAATTATCAAAGTGGCAGGATACATGTTCCAGAAAAACGGTCACTGGTTCACAGTCAGAAGGAATGACCCGGCTATCTGTAAATCATCCTGCAAAGGTAAGTGGATTATTTCAGACCTTGTAACAGGACTCATTATGAGTTCTACAGACAATAATCTGGATGATGTGCCCATGTCACTTGCCGATTCTTTGATTGATAAGCTCATTGAGTTCTACAAGGACAATTCAACCAACATGTACAGGCGTGAATCCTCTCGTGAAGAGTTCCAGAGATACGCACAGATGATGAACGAAGCAATGTACAAGGACGGACAGGATAAGCTGATAGACTACTTACAGGATTCTGCTTATGAGCTATTTAACTGATATTCCAAAAGAACTGCAAGAGCAGAAACAGTGGGTATGTGCTTGGGAAAACAGTAAGTGTCCCATGAGAGCCGATGAAATTACAGCAGCTTCTTCCTCTGACCCGGAAACGTGGTGCGACTTTGAAACGGCTGTAAAGTCTGTAGAAGCCGAAAACTATGATTATGTCGGTTATGTATTTGCAGATAACGGATATGTAGGAATAGACATAGATGTAGGATTTGAGGACGGTTTTCTTACTCCGCTTGCTGTAGATATTATTTCTCGCTGTAAGTCTTACACAGAGAAGTCAAAAAGTGGTAGGGGAGTACACATCATTCTTAAAGGCACACTTCCTTTTTCCGGGAAGAATAATCTCTCTGGTGTAGAGATTTATAAGAGCAGACGATTCTTTATTACTACAGGAAATCAGATACTTTTCAAAGAGATCATAGAGAACCAGAGTGCAATAGATTATGTGGTACAGAAGTATTTCAGTTCTGTTCGCTCTTCTCGTGGAAAACCGATTGTAGAAAAGATTTATCATCCTGTCTGGAAGAAACCGGAAAAAGGAAAGATACCAGTTAGACCAGAGTAC